CGTGTAACAATTAAGAAGGAGGACAAATAATGTCTGATGCACAAAAAGCTACTAAAGAAGTAGCACCAAAAAAAGAAGCTGGAGTTCCAGTAAAAATGGATCTTGAAGCTTTATCTGGTCAAGGTACCGAAAATATCACAGCACGTGATACAAGATTACCTTTACTTAAAATACTTTACTCTAGCTCAGCTGTACTAGATGAGGATAGTGCGAAGTATAATGACAAAGCAAAACAAGGTGATATCTTTAACGAGATCACTGGTTCTTTGTACAAAGCAAAAGAAGGCGTACTTGCTGTACCATGTCATTACAATAATACTTTTAATGAATGGCAAGACAGAGGAGATAGTCTAGGTAGACCTGTAGCTATACACACAGATCCGTCTATCATGACTAAAACAACTAAAGGCGATGACGCTAAAGACAGATTACCAAATGGTAATTATGTTGAAGATACTGGTAATCACTTCGTTCAATTATTGAATGAAAATTATGAACCAATTGAAAATGCTCTAATACCAATGAAGTCTACACAAAAGAAAAAATCTAAGTTGTGGAATTCTATGATTATTAGTAGAAAGATCAAAGGTAAGAACGGATTATTTGTTCCGCCATCTTGGTCACAAGTATATAGACTTAAAGCTACTAAAGAGTCAAATAGTCAGAACTCTTGGTACGGTTGGACAATCGAATTTGATTCGGTGTTAGACCCATCTAAAAGTCTAGATGCATTACAAGCGTCAAAAGCTTTTTACGAAAGTTGTAAGAAACAAGACATCTTTAGTAAAGTAGCATTTGAAGAAGAAGGTAAAGCAGAAGTTAAACAAGTATCGGATAACGAAGCAACACCATTCTAATGCAAGATAAATTACTAGAGTTGTTTGAAGGCGACTCTGGTCAGTTCATTAAGGTCACCCTAACGGGTGGCCAGGATGAAAGGGGGAAGAGGGAAGCTGACTACCTCACGATCCACGAACCAGTAACTGCTGACTTATGGCAAGATCACTTAGAAGGGAAATACGTTATTGGTCTTAGACCAGAACGTGATGACAAAATTAAATGGGGATGTATTGATGTAGATCCACAAAACTATAAAGATTATAGTTCAAAAAAATATGTCGACATAATAAAAAATAATAAACTACCTCTTATACCTGTAAGATCAAAATCTGGTGGGTTACATATATTCTTATTCTTAAAAGATTGGGAAGATAAATCAGAAGTTTTAAAAATTTTAAATAAATGGAATAATGATTACTTCATGGCTAATGAAGTATTTCCAATGAATAAAGCTTTAGGTATGCCATACTTCAAAGCTAAAATGACAACAGAGTTTGCTTATAATGATGATGGAACTCCTATCATGTTAGAAGCATTTTTAGAATTAGCACAACTTAAAAGAGTATCTTTAGAACAAATTAAAAACTTTAAAGCAACATCATATGAACCAGAATCTAGTTGGAGAGACTATCCACCTTGTGTTCAGAAAATGATACAGGAAAAATGGTCTGGTAATCATAGAAATGATTTTTTATTTAATGTTTTAGTATTGGAATGTAAGAAAGATGAGAACTTAACTATATCAGAATTAACGGAGATAGCTAAGAAAAGAAATACTGAAATATTTACAACACCATTACCAGAAAAAGAAATAGTTACCATTGCTAAATCAGTTAAGAAGAATGGATACTTTTATAAATGTCCACCTAAACTAAATGCAATTACACCGCTTTGTAATAAAGATTTATGTAAAAATAGATCTCTAGGTATATTCCAAGAGGCTCCTGCAATCATAGATGAGTTTGAAGATGTAATGTTTATAAGAGATATTAAAGAATCTTTTTATCAGTTTAACTATCAAAACGAAAAGATTATGGTTAAACCAGAAGACTTAGCATCAGAACTTAACTTTAAAAAGAAACTTTTGAATTATAAAATACTTTGGAAAAATTTACCTAAAAGAAAGAATATAAGTGTTTGGGATTTATTCTTAGATGGTCTAGTCAAGAAAGCTGAAGAATCAAATGAGTTTAATTATTTAGAAACATTAGAAGATATGCGTTATCAAACTTTAAAAGAATTCTTTGAGGATACAATTGAACAAGATGACTTTAGAAAACTAAAAGATGGGTATGTTGTATTAGATTCTAAAACTAATGTTTGTTATTTCAAAAGAACTACCTTAGATAATTGGATGAAGAAGAAAATGAACAAAGCATTTAATAATTCTATGGAAGCTTTAAGATTATTAAATTGTAAACGATTAGAATACCATGAGGGAGAGAAAAATATTTGGGCTGTTGATATGCCAGAATTTATCAACCACCAAGAAATTAAAAAACATAAACCAAAGAAAGTTGATACATCATTAACGGAAATGGACGATGACTACCACACAGGAAAGTTTAGAAATCCAAAGACTGAAAAGTCTTCACAAGAAAACGATTAAGATATATGGGCCACCAGGTACAGGTAAAACATATACTTTGATTGAAAGGATTTTAAAAAGACATTTAAGAAATGGTATAAGACCAGAAAAGATTGCGTTTATATCTTTTACAAACAAAGCTGTAAACACAGCAGTTGAAAGAGCTTTAACTGCGTTTCCTCATTATACTATTGAAAACTTTACTAGGTTTAAAACTCTTCACAAATATTGTCGTAGATATTTTGCAGAGGAAGTATTCGATATTAAAAATTGTATGATCGATTTTGCATTACAAGAGAGTATTTTAAAACGATCTGATAATAGATTAGAAGACGATGAGTTTATCTATAAGGATTGGTCGTTATCTATTTATGATAAAGCAAGAAACATGATGGAAGACCCAATCAAAGTATACAAAAGAGAATCTTATAAAAAAGATAATATAGATGTATTTCAAAGAAAGATATCTACTTATGAACACTATAAGAATGGGGGTGGAGAATCTTCATTTATAGATTTTACCGATATGATTTCAAAAGCTATAGATGAAATAGATTTTCCTGCATTAGATGTTTTAATATTAGATGAAGCTCAAGATTTTACTCCATTACAATGGTCAGTATTATTTAAAATAGCAAATAAATCAAAAAGGATTTATTTAGCAGGAGATGATGATCAAGGTATTTATCAATGGAATGGTGCTGATTCAAAATATTTTACAACTTATTTCCCAGGCAGAAAGGTTGTACTGAGAAAGACTAGACGCTTTGGAGAAGCTATACATCATTTTACAGAAATAATTAGAAGAGGAATTATAGATTCAGAAGAGAAAGAATATCTACCATCAGATAAAGAGGGTGCTGTTAAAAGATATTTAAACTTTAAAGAGATAGATTTTAGCCAAGAAGGGACTTGGTATATTTTAGGACGAGTTAACAAAGTTGTTAATGAATTAAGAATGGCAGCTAAAGAAGCAGGCTTATATTTCGGAGATAATAAAGGTAATAAATCATTTGATCGTAAACAATGGCAGGCCATAAAGGCTTGGACAGCTATCTCTAATGGTAAATCAATCAATAAAGCTGATGCTGAAATAATGGTTAAATATATAAGAGATTTAGAAAAAGACGCTTACCGACAAGATAAATTTTGGATGGGAGAGCCAGACTTTAAAACCTATAACTTTGAAGAATTAAAAGATTGGTGTGGATTAACGGTACCAGATGAAAAGAAAAACAAAGAATGGTGGTGGATTCTTCGTAGAAACTTTACCTCAAGACAAAAAATATATTTCATAAGATTACTTAAACGATACGGACAACAACAATTAAATGAAGAACCAAAAATAATAATTGATACCATACATAGTGTTAAGGGCGGTGAAGCAGATCATGTTGTCCTTGCAAGTAAGAATGATTACGCTTCTGACTTTGGTCGTAAAACAAAACTAGATAAAAGTGGAGAACGAAAAGTTTACTACACAGGTGCTTCAAGAGCAAAAAACACTTTACATATTTTATCAACTGACTATAAGTATCATTACCCAATTGGTAAAGATTATTTAATATACCTAGAGGAGACAAGATGACCAATAAAGACTTATTAGAAGAAGCGTTCCCACAAGATAAACAGATAGGCGGGAGTCACTATAAATTTTTTGAGATTCAGCCTTATGAATTTATTTCAAAAAACAATCTCTCTTTCTTTCAAGGAAACGTTATAAAATATGTTTGTAGATATTTACATAAAAATGAAATTGAAGATTTAGAAAAAATAAAACATTACTGTGATTTAGAAATACTGAAATTAAAAGACACTAAGAAAAAATATAAATGACTTATCAAAATAAAATATCAGTATTTTCATTGTTCCCAAAAGTATTAGGGGTAAGTAATGAAAGTTACAAAATAAATGAAGATGAATTAAGTTTTATAAAAAATTTAGAGAGAAGAATAATTTCTACAAATTTAGTAACTTATAATCAAAACATTCTAGATTTACCAGAATTAAAAAATTTAAAATCATGGTTACAAGAAAATATAAATGTTTACTTTTTTGATGTGTTACAAATTAAAAATATAGATGAAATTTATATTACGCAATCTTGGTCAAACATTACAGAAAAAGGTCAAAATCATAATCTCCACCACCATCAAAATAGTATAGTTAGTGGAGTAATGCATTTTGATGATAATGATTCTAACTTAAATTTTTATTCTGAAGATGAAACCCCTTATCTTTTTGATTTTTCTTACAAATCACGTAATGAATTTAATAGCTCTTGTTGGAGTTTTCCAACACAAAAAAACAAATTGTTTTTATTTCCTTCTAAACTTTACCATAACGTGCACACACAAATTAAAAATTCTGACAGAATTAGTTTGGCATTTAATACTTGGATAAAAGGTTTTGTCGGAGAAGAAGATAACTCAAATTTATTAAAAATAAATTAATGAAAAAAAATATAAAAAAATTAATAGTGAAACTAAGAATGTGGTACGCAGATATAAGAGGTCATCACGGTAAGAAATGGAACTATGAACCAGGGGATTGGTATATGGGTAGACATAGAAAGAAAAGAAAATAATGCCAAGCTCTAGAACGATAACAAAACAAATTAAAGTTGATGGGGTTGGTTTTACTTTAGAAATATATCCTGCAAGAGAGGGTTGTTCTGGTATAGAAGGGCCTTATTGGGAAATCTTTCCTGAAGATTATCATGCAGCACTATTTGCTTTTAGTAATAAAGATAAATTAAATAAATTAATAGAACAAAAATTTTTATGATTAAAGAAAGATACTTTGCACCAATTAAAGAAGTAACTGATTATGTTGCTTCAAAAGCAAAGGGAAAAGTTTTAGAATTAGGGCCAGGTCAAATACCTTTTGAAAAAGCTACACACTTTTGTGGCCATAGCGAAGAAGAAAAATCTCGATTTCAAAATTATTCAATGTGTGACTTTTCATCCCAAGTTTTCCCATACAAAGATAAAGAGTTTGACTTTGTTTATGCAAGACATGTTGTTGAGGATTTATATAATCCAAAACATTTTTTAAAAGAATGTAAGAGAATATCTAAAGCAGGATATTTTGAAACTCCATCACCTTTAATTGAAACAAGTAAATATATAGAAAGTGATAAAGCTGAATTTAAAGGTTATCATCATCATTTTAGTTTTGTTTGGTCAAGATTAAAAGAAATAAATTTATTACACAAATATCCAATAAGCGAACATATTTCATTTAAAAATACTTCTCAATCATACCTAGAAGACAAATTTATGTGGAACAATTATTTTTTATGGGAAGATGATTTTTTAATTACTCATTGGGAACATGAAAAAAATTTCAATACAATAAAAGATTATCCAAACTTAATAGTCAAAGCAGTTAATGAAGGAATATATAATTCACTAAGATTCAAACAAGAGGTACTCAATGTTTAAACCAGTAGAAGTAAGTTTAAAATTTTACGAAAGATTAAAAGCTTTCAATGTAAAACTGGATAATATTATTGATGGTGGTTGTCATCAAGGCAATTGGTCAAAAAGAATAAGAGAGATTTATCCAGATTCTAATTTTTATTTAATCGATGCACAAGATCAGTATAGACAAGAATTAGATCAAATAGGTCAGTTTTATTGTGTTGCATTAGGTATGAGAAATGAAGATAGAAAATTTTACTTTGCTCAAAATAAAGATAAATCTACTGGATCTTCATTATATAAAGAAAATTCTAATGTTCTTTTTGATGAAAAAACCATACCTGTTAAAAAATTATCTGCTGTTGTACCCGATCAAAATTATGACTTAATTAAATTAGATGTACAAGGTGCAGAATTAGAAATAATTGAAGGGTCTCTAGATTTATTTAAAAAAACTAAATGGGTGCAATTAGAATGCCCTATCTATGATAACAATGATAAGGCTCCTAGGTTTTATAATTATATTGCTTACATGGAAAACATCGGTTTTAAAGTTTTTGATATTGATACTATATTTATTAATGCAAAATTAATGGGTATTGATTTTATATTTTGCAATCAAGAATTACCAATCGTTTGTCCTTTAGAAGGGACAATTAACTATATGGATGAAAAATGAGTCTACAACTAGTATTTAATATGAAAAAGAATATGTGGTCAGCCCCTAATGAGTTTAAAGATTTATCTGGTTATTCTGAAATAGCAATTGACTTAGAGACAAGAGATGAAGGTATTAATAAAAGAATGGGTGCAGGTTGGGCATCGAATAGTGGAGAGATTATTGGCTTTGCTGTTGCTGTAGAAGGGTGGCAAGGTTACTTTCCTTTTGGTCACTTTGGTGGTGGTAACTTAATTCCAGAGCAAGTGAAACAATATATGAAAGATGTTTGTTCTTTACCTGCAACTAAAATATTTCATAACGCACAGTATGATGTCGGTTGGTTAAAAGCATCAGGTATCGAAGTCAAAGGTAAGATTGTAGATACCATGATCGCAGCAGCATTAATCGATGAAAATAGATGGAGTTATTCTTTGAATGCTTTATCGGTTGAATATCTTGGAGAAGTAAAAGCTGAGAATGATTTGAAAGAGGCAGCGGCCTCGCATGGTGTAGATGCTAAAGCAGAAATGTGGAAGCTACCTGCAGAACATGTTGGTCATTATGCGGAACAAGATGCACGGCTCACGCTCCTTTTATGGCAAAGATTTAAATCTGAAATAAGAACACAATCTCTTGAAACGATTTGGGAACTAGAATCTAATTTACTTCCAATATTAATTGAAATGAGATTTAAAGGTATTGATATTAACTT